CTACTGCTGAAGAAGAAGCTACTGCAAAAGAAAATTTAAAAGCTAGTGCTAAAGCTAAACTAATCGCTGGACAACCGCTTACTAAAGAAGAAGCTAACACAATAGTTTTGTAGCATGCCTAAAAAATCTACTACAGCTATAACTCAAGAGAGAGTAGGTATTAGATTATCATCACACGAAAGATTGTGTGCAGAACGTATGGAGCATATAAAAGCTTCAATAGAAAAATTAGATAAAAAAGTCTCTCAATTATCAGAGAGCGTTAATAAAGGTAGAGGAGCTGTTGCTGCTTTAGTTTTTATTGGATCAATCATTGCTGGAATTATAGGTTTCTTTTCTTATAAGTGAAATTTTTCAACAGAGGTATTAAAGCTCACCTATTAGCAGCTTCGCATTTAATTGATGACAATCATTATGTCTTTAGCAATTTTTGTGGAATAGGACCAATTGATATTGTCAGGTTAAATATAAAGACAAAATCTTTCGAACTTTACGATGTCAAAACGGATAATGACGCTCATCACCGTAAACGTGAAAGAACAGAATTACAAATAAAATTAGGAGTTAAGAATATTTATGTCAACTTACGTAAGAGAACAATCAGAGTGGATGGAGAAGTGGAAGAACTTCGCACTTGATGAATTTAAATGTCAGTGTGGCTGCGGTCATGTAGAAGTATATTCTGATTTATTAGATTTATTACAAGAAGCTAGAGATGAATTAGGACCATTAACAATTACATCCGCATATCGTTGTCCATCACACAACAATAAGGTTTCATCAACTGGTTTATCTGGTCCACATACAACTGCAAAAGCTGTTGATATACATGTCAGCAATTCTCAACATAGAAAACAATTAATAGATTGGTTTTCAAAAAAAGTAACTGGTCTTGGTATTGCTAGAACCTTTATTCATGTAGATATAATCTCACCTGAAGATTTATCTCATAGACCTAACGCCTGGATTTACTAATGCTTGGTTTTATTCTTCCATTGCTAAAAAATCCTTTGACTAAGTTAGTTGCAGAAAAGACTATTGGAGCTGTTACTCATAAATTAAAGAAGGATGCAATAATAAGAGAGAAGGAAATACAAAACGCTCAGAATGTAGATTTACAGAATATAAAGAGTGGAGATAATTCATTAAAGGATGAGTGGTTAGTTATAGTATTTTCTCTTATTTTCATCGCTCATTTTATACCAGAATTACAAGATGCCATGGAAAGAGGCTGGATGATTTTGGAAAGTGCTTCGGATTATTTTTGGATAATTATTTTGACAATAGTTGGAGGATCGTTTGGAAGTTCTGGAATTACTAAGTTCCTTAAAAAGAAAAAGTAAATGGCTCGTAAGTGGAAAGAGTTTGTTGCTAGAGAAAAACCTAAGAAACTTTTCAGACATAAGAAGCGATTAAATAAGCACGAAAAACGTCAACAGAAAAATAGATGAAAGATCAAATAAACGTATCTGATAAAACACGATTGAATATACCTATTGCAAACTTTGTTGTAATCGTATCTATAATTATTTCATCAGTATACGGTTTTAGTAATCTTCAAAATAGAATTACTGCATTAGAAACTCAAGATACTTTAATGCAAAGTGATCTTCTCAAGAAGGCTCAACAAGAACCAAAAAATCTTGAAATCTTTATGCTGATTGAGGCAAACGCACTTCAGATTGAAAAGCATTCAGAATTATTAGAAGCAAATATTCATACTCAAGTGATGTTAGATCACCTTGAAGAACAGCTCAACAAAGCTGAAAAAAATGTAGAGTATTTGAAGAACATAACAAGGCATTTAAACGGAGCTCAATAATGGAAATTGTTTTAGCTTTACTTATGTATATTGGTGATCCGCCAAAACTTATGGAACATTATTACGTACCAGATCAAAAGGTTAGTACATGTATTAAATTGAAGAGAGAAGGAGAGAGAAATTCTAATGCTACTTTTCAGTGTGTAAAAGTAAATGCAATCCTTGAGGATAAAAAGATTATTTCAATAAGTAAAATGTAATGGCTAAAAATCCACCTAGGACTAAAAAATATTATAGATCCACAAAGTCTGGTGCTGGTATGACAAAAGCTGGTATTAGAAAATATAGAAGAGACAATCCTGGATCTAAACTAAAAGGAGCTGTAACTGGTAAAGTTAAAAGAGGATCTAAAGCTGCTAAAAGACGTAAAGCTTTTTGTGCTAGATCAAAATCTTGGACTGGACCAAGAGGTAAAGCAGCTCGTAGACGTTGGAAGTGTTAAGTGGCGGTGAGAGTGGGATTCGAACCCACGGAAGATTTTCACCTTCGCAGCTTTAGCAAAGCTGTGGTTTAAGCCAACTCACCCATCTCACCAAATTTATAAACTTATAGACCGAATTATCTGGTGTTTCAATAATTATGAGACGCAAAAAAAGTAGACGTATATTCATGCAACCGTGCGATTGGTGCGGTACTGATATACAAACAAATGAACCTAACAGCGATAGCTACGTCATAAACGCTGAACATAAAATATTTTGCAAGATCCATACTCCAGGCAAAGAACCATTTAAGGATTGTCTAGAGGATTATGCAAATCATAGGAGGAAACATGTACAAGAAAAAAAGCAAAAAAAAGAAGAACGCTTATTCTCACAAAAAAAAATCAGCGTTCAAGAAAAAGAAAAAGTAAGTAAAAAGTTCGACAATTATCTTGCTGAACTAAAAAGGAAACAATATGAAAAAAGGTTATCACAAAACTAAGAGCGGTAAGATTGCACGTAAAGGTTTATACTACAATATAAACAAACGTAAAAAAGCTGGTACGAGTAGATCAAAAAAGAAATCTACAATTAGCAAAAAGGCTTATCGTAAAATGAGAAAAGGTTTTAAATAATACAACTCCATTTGTCATTTTTGACAAAAGTTACATAAAAAGTTACAGTTCACTTTAAAAAAGGCTTGAATACTGGGATAACTAAGTGCTTGCTAAAAGCAAAAACCTAGTATTAATAAGCTATCAGAGGTTTAAATATGAAAACTTTTGATAGAAAAATAGCCAATTATTCTCATCCGAGTTTAATTATATTTCATCACACAATCTCAAATAATCTTACAGAAGTTACAGAAAAAGTTACATTGTCACTTGGACTGTCACTCTCATGTAGGTTGGGTGAGCGGTGCATTTTGCAATCATATTTTAATCCTCTAGAAATGGAGAATGAAAATGATTAAGACAAAAGTAGTACCTAGAGGTAAATGGTTTGTGGTCCAACAAATGGACAACCTAGGTAAATATAAACAAGTATCTAAATTTGAGACTGAGAAAGAAGCTCAAGATTTTAGAGACAATCTAGTTAAGGAACCAGAGAAGGCTTTGAAGGCTGTATCTGAATTAACTGTTGTAGAAGCATGGACTAAATTTGCTAACTACAAGTATGAGCTATGGAACACATACGATAGTATGAGTGAGGACCAGGCTAAACTTTACATACGTAACATGGAGAAGGTGGTAAGCTTTTTTCCTAAACATGTTTTACTTAGAGATTTATCTGCAAAACATTTGAAAGAATATTTCAAAAAAATACGTGCAGCTAATTTTACTTATAGAACATGTAATACTCATATCTTTCAATTCAAAGGTATGTTTGAGTGGTGCATCAATGAAGATTTAGTTGAGAGAAAAAATTATAATATTGAATTTTTTGAAATCAACGATTATCCAGAACTCAAACCTACTGATGGATCTGACAAGAGAAAAGAAACTACAATGATAACTCTTTATGAAGTTAAAAAACTTTATAATGAGATCAAACCTAAAGACAAAGAGAATTATACTTATGATGATCTTGTTAATTTTATTGGTGTTTGTTTGTTTATGTATCTTGGTGCAAGACCAGCAGAAATAAGAGCGATACCTTGGTCCAACATTAGCTTCAATACAAAGCGTATTAAAATTGATCGTACAATAAATGAGCGTAATCAAATTACTGTAGGTACTAAAGCTGATAGGTTAGGAGCTGAAGAAATTGGTAGAGTATTAATTATGCCATCAAAGCTTTTACATTTATTAGTTAGGTTCAAAGCTAGACAAAAGGATTTTATTCAAGATCCAAAATATGTACTTCAGCATGCAAATACTAGATTGCCAATTACAGATAAACAATTAAGAAATTTCTTATGGCGATCTTATGCTAATATTGGTTTAGCTATTATTGAAGATAACAATGAACACATCAAAGTAATATCATCTAAATTTAAAGGCGAACCTTTTAAAACATTTAGACACTTTGCTTCTACTGCATTGCTAGACAACCAGGCGGAGCAACCAGTTCTATCTGATAACTTTATTAGAACGCAAATAGGTCATCAAAATATAAATACTACGAGAGGTATTTATGGAAAGCATGGTGATCTACATAAAAACTCACCGAAAGACGCTAAAATCGCTCAAGCGTTAGATCACGTATACGAAGATTTAAACTAGGTATCAAAGGTCATGGAGGCTGCACAATCGCAGTCTCCGTGGCTCTCAGTTGATTTTATTTTTGATTTTTTTGCAAATTTTATGAATTTCTACTGCATGCTCAGAAATCTTCCTGACAGCTGTAGAGAACAATTTGTTTCTTGGATATTTATTTATTAATGGTCTAGCAACCTTTACATGTCCAACCATAGCTCTCACAATCTCTTCTAACTTGGCTCCTATGCCATCATCTCTATATAAATTCATAGCATCGTTACCTTCTTGCAATATCTGAATATCTTTTTTTAATTTTTCTATTTCTAATCTTAAATCACCGTTAAGCTTTTGGTGGGATCTATCAATGGCTTTTAATTCTTTTATTTCTTTTTTGAGTTTACTGATTTGCTCATCCTTTTTTCCTTCCTCAAACAAACCAGTATAAGTCATCATTCAGTTTCCTTAGCTAGTGGATCTGTCTTTAAACTAGGTTCATGCACTACATAACCAGCATTAGCTTCTATCTCATGCTTAGTTTCTTTAATCTGATCTTTACATGCGTCTTTACCTTTATTTAAAATTTCCATTAATTTAGGAAAATTACTTTCATAGATACCGTAGATATATAGATCGTTGATAGCAGTAGTAACTCTTGCTAATCCACGATACCTTTTATTTAGTCTTTCAACTTTACTGTCCAAGGACATTTTTCTTTACCTCCTCATTATCTTCTTCTTTTTTTATACGTGTATGCTCAATTTTTACCTCCTGGATTGTAATATCTTCTTCACTTGTAGGATTACTATTATTATGAGCATCCTCTACAGTGTTGAATTTTTGTTCTGATATAAAACTAGCTTCACCTGATTTTATTTTTTTATACGCCATTCAGCATCCTCTGGTGTTAATCTACCACTAGCTATTGCCATGTTCTCATCAGCAATTGCAGCTTCAGACACTTCTTCTACTGTAGGCTCCATGCCGAACAATTGCTCTGGTGTTGTAACTTTTGGTGGCGGTGTTAATGAAGGACCAGTTTCCTGGAGCGTTGTTACACTATCTCTTTTCTCTTCAGAGAGCGTTATATACGGTGTTTCATTACATAGTATAATACTCACAATCTCATTACTTTCGTAGTGTATAGGCTCGTATGACAGTTTAATCATGTATTTTGATGCAGCTCCAAGTATGTTTTGTTTAACTACCTCAAATTTGACTTTATTTGCTTTTATTACAGCCATGGATCAACCTCTTTATTAAATTTAAATAACAACGGCTGTCCAGCTACAAACTTCTCTGAGTTCTGCTGTACTTTTTTTACTAACGCATCTATTTCGTTAGTCATGCCTTCCATTGGAACCGCTACTCCATCTGCTGTAGCTACCTCCAAGTCTTTTACTTTGTCTTTAAATCTTTCAAGATCGCTGATTAAATTTTGACTACATAATCTATCCAAACTAATCTTGAAAAATAATGCAAGCTTAACAAGTGAAGCTGGATGAGGTGCATTAGTACCTCTTTCATACTTTTGAATTTGTTGGAACGAAGTATTAATGACTTTGCCAACTCTTGATTGTGTTAAGCCTTTTTGTTTTCTTAGGTATTTTATATTTTTACCTAATTGATGGTTGAAGATTTTTTGATCTTCTGTTGTGCCTTGATTAGACATTTTTTAACCTCCTCTAGTGGTTTGTTGAAATAAGCTTCAACCTGATCTTGCCAATTACTAAAGTCAAATGTTCGACTGTTGTTGGCATTGGTTATGAAGCATTCAAAGGACACTTGCTTAAATGTATCTTGATACCTGAAATAAAAAGCTGGAACTCCATCTTCATATTTTAAGTGCCACGGTGAATTATTTATTCTCGCAGTAGGCTCATCACTGCTAAAGTTTTGATAGTGAAAGTAACTATCATAAGTAATTTTTGGATTTTCTACTACTCTTTGTTTTCTCTTTTTCATTATTTCCATGGATCTATAATTTCTTCTGTTGCTATACTTATGTCTATTACAGCTGCTAACTTTCTATTATACTCAGCTAGCTTTGATATAAGTCTTGCAGCAGCAATTGGTGGAAAAGTCATTACCTCTCCAAACTGAGCTAAATTATCTATATCTTGTTTTGTGATTACATAGTGATCCCAAAGGTCCGAAGACATAGCAATTTGTAAAGTGGTTTCTACCTCAATTTTTTTAAGCTCCATCAGCTCCGCATCTTTTTGAGCTGTTGTTTTAGGTGAGTTTGGAAAATTAATTATTTTAGCCATCTTTTTTATTCTCTTGCTGCTGTAATTCTTGAGCTTTTCGTAAATAATTTATTCCATCTACAAAGTTATCTTCTTTGTATACATGAGCTGCTCTAATAACTTTAGAAGCTGCATACATTAAAGCTACTTTGTAAGCTGGAATGGGTGTGTCCAAGCCGAGCAGAGCGGACCAGGTTTTACCTATTAACTTTAAGTTTAAGGTAAAGCTTCCATACTCTGCACGCTTGATCTTACGGATATGCTCTATCTTATGATCTATGCTCATCTTTATTCTCTACGAACTTTTCATAAGATTTGTTTATCGCCATCTCAACAATCTTTGCCATGCTTACTGGTGCATCAAACTTATTCTTAGCCATCTCTTTTAGCTTAGTATAAGAAGGCATTGATATTGCGATTGACTTAAATCTATCCGTGTCCATTGAATTACTCCAATGCAGCTGGATCGAAACTCTCACCTTCAGAGTTCATCTCCAACTTTTCTACACGGTGCATCCAATAATATGGACTTCCTTCTGGAAGTTTGCCTTTACCTGATGCAGTTGATTTGTATGCTCCAAAGCGATACTTCGTACCTTCAATATCGATAGTACCTTTTAGATCATAACTTTTAGGACTAGCTTTATTAGTATTTAATATTGCAGTTCCAAAAGATTTAGTGTCTTGACCGTCAGCCATTTAACACTCCTTTAGTCTCTAGATTTGATTTCAGCTCCGTAAATCGCTCTTGGAATTTTCCGTAAGCAATAGGATTACTTGTCTTAATTTTTGCTAACATATCTCTATGTTTTGCTAACCAAGATTTGTAATTACCAGGATGAGAGACTGTTCCAAGCTCCTGGAGTGCTGTTTGTAATTGACGATCTTGAGCTTCAATCGCAACAGAAACTTCTTCTGCTGATGCTAAGTTGTCATTGCTAAAGCCTAAACTCGCAAGACATCTACCCCAAGCACTTGATTGAGCTACCTCCAAAGCGGAAGTCTTATTGATATGACTTTGAGTTCTAATCTCTTCAGCCAAACCAGTTCCGACATGCTTACCATCGATGTAAGCATCGCTTTGAACTATCACCTTTTTATCGTCTTGGTGAACTATCGTATCAACTAGGTCTAATGAAATACCTAGTTCTCTTCTTGCTACACCTAATCTTGTACTGACTAGATTGTAGTCTTTGTTGTGTATTTTAATCGCTTCTTTTGCAGCTATTTTCTTAAACGCTGATACAGCAGCAATTAATTTATCGTTGTCTTTAGTCATAATTAAACACCTCCAGCATTCCAAAGTTTTTTAGCTTCATGCACAAATTGTGAACCAATCGACCATAAATATGGATGATCGAACACTGGATCTAAATCCTTGACGATTTCTGCAATAGCTTGATCTTTGTCTGATAAATTATCGTAACGCATTATCAGACGTTCTCTTCTTTGAAATACTTTGAATAACTCTTCGTAATAATTTTCTAAATTTTCGTCAGATAGATCCTGACAATTCACTTCATTAAATATTTTAAAACCATCTTTAACTACGTAGATTAAATGTATTCTAGCTTCTGGTTTACATTTTTTATAAAACGCACACTGGAGTAAGTGATTACGACTAGGCACTACTGGAGTTTTTGCATTTACAAAAGACCATGAACCATCTTTTTTTTGTTTGGAAACTCGATCCCAGCTTGTTTTAATTTCTAACAAGGAGAAAGAACTGCCACTAGCAATGGATGATGATGAAGAACTAGCAGCAAAAGAACTTGTTAGAAGTTCAAGGTCGGATCTTCCTACAGTTGGTAAAAGCAAACGTTTGTCATGGAACGAAAGGATACTTTCCGCAACAACGTCTCCAGATATGCCTAGTGTTTCTACAGCTTCACGTAGCTGTAAAACTGTTTGAGGTATAGTTTCTTTATACCTATCGAAACCTATTTGATCTTTCTCATTTACTGGTTTGTAATTGTTAAACTCCTCCTGGACCTTTTGTATACAAAGATCCAGAGTGAGCTTCTCATTAACAAATGGAGAAAGTTTCTGAGTATTTGGATTTATTTTCCAAATTTCGTTTGCAAGATTGTATTGGATAGCTGAACCAACTGCTACACCAGCAGCCATCTTCGCATTGCCGTCAAACAATCTTCTAGTTTTCTGATCGCAAATTCCGTATCTAAAAAACCATGGTCCATCTGCATAAGATCCTTGAGTGCTAGACCAGTGGTTTATATCTAATATGTTAAAAATATTTGGAAGTGATGTCTCCAATAATGGATCTTGAAGTTTTTTATCTCTTATAATCATAGAGAGCTTCTATGAAATAAAAGATTATATCTGTATGATGCTTTACCTAGATCCTAGTTGGTTTCTATTATTTGACGGATGATAGATTTCTTTTTGATTTATTTGTTTGGTTTGTTTCCGCACTTTTGGCACTTTCCGTTGGCGAGAACATTGCTTTATGTAACCAAATTACAACGCTTTTTCTTTGATAAAGAATAATATTTTCATCTTTTAAAAACATTGGACCTCTAAGTCTACCTTCATCTCTGCTGCATTCTCTCATGTAAGCTAACGTGTCTGAGTTTAATCCAAATTCTCTAGCAACTTTTTGTGGAGGTAACATTTCTTTTAGTTCTTTACTTGAATAATCTTCTAACTTACGCACGTCTCTTCTGGTTCTCCTCAACAACTTCTCTTAGATCGAAAAGTTTTAACTTGTTTTCTTCAATCGCTTTTTCAACACTACGTTTTGCATTCTCTACTTGTTGCTCTAATACTTTTTTATCTTTTTCAAATAATTCTTTTAATTTTTCTGTTTTCTCAAATATTTTTTTTTGTTGTGTCTCTTGCAACTCTAATTCTGTAATTGCTTTTTTATATCTAAATTCTAGATCGTAAAGTTGTCTCTCTTTTCTAGCTTCTTCATAATATAAATGTTCAGGTATAATTGATTTTGCTGAAGTATTATCAGTTACAGCTTTAACATCTGAAACTAAAGCAATAGGTGAAATAAAATTTGGCTCAAAATCTTCTAAAATATATTTATCTTTTGCAAAAGGATCTGGATTAATTAAGTTATGTTTGCCTTGATATAATTCATAAATACCAATCCAAAAACCAAATAAACCGTTTTTAAACATACCACCTACAGCACAAAGCTTGTTGTGTGTTTCTAAATTTCTTTGATTATCCTTGTAGTAAAAAAATGTTTTATCATCATACATAGATCCGTCTGTTGTAGATTTGACTGCTCTTAAATTAGGAGAATAATAATCTCTACCAATAATTACTTTTGGTGCAACACCTTCAACTGGTACTATTTCTCCTGGATGTTTGTAAGATGTAAAATTGTTTTTAATTGATTTTTTTATAAAATCTACATATCCCCATACTTCAACAGTTTTCTTTTCAAACATTAAATCTACTGGATCTATACCAAGTTTTTTTGAATACTCTATTGCTACATCTCTTGATAGAGCTCTTTCACCTTTAATATGACTGTACACTGATGATTTATTTTTATTTAAAGTTTCTGCAAATTTTTCAGTGCTAATTTTTTGACTTGCTAGTTGTGTTTTTAATATTTCTCCAGGCTGTATTTTAAATTTTTCTTCATCAACTTCAGACAATAAACCCATTATACCTCTTGCTTTTCGAGAGTTTAGATTTGGATTATAATAATTGTAATATGAAGGAGCTGCTTGTTTCCATTGCTCCATAAATATCGTCATCATCTTTTCTTTATCGACATAATTTTTTTTATCGTTAATTACTTTTTTTGATAAAATATAAATTTCATTTTCTGGTCCAAATATTTCTCTGACATTTCCATTAGCGTAAAAGAAAGTTACCTTGGCAGTATTTTCAGATAATAAAGATCCGTTAAATTTATTAACAAAGGTATGAACTAAATCTGAAACCGTTCCTTCTTTAAAATCGACAAACTTTACTTTGTCATCTATTTTTTGTATTGAATATTTATTATGGCTTATTCTCATTTAAAAAATCTTTTACATGGTTATATTGTTTTTCAAGTTGTGTTAAATATAGTGAATTGTATGCAACAGCTACATCTTCAGAAGGTCTAATATTTTTTGTATTTCTTTTTTCATCTGTATCAAAAGCATCCATATAAATTAAATATCCATCTTGAACTAATTCATCTAAAATTTTATATGCAGTTTTTATTGAAACACCTAAATTTTTATAAGTGCAAAGCTTTTCTTTGTAACAAGGTTTACCAGTTAATGTTTTTTTCATAATTTTATGTAAAAGGTAAAATTTTGTGTCACCAATAAAGTTTTTTAATATTGGATCTTTATGCCAAGCATCGTGTAAATCTAAATTTTGAAAAACAACGTCTTTAAATAGTGTGATAACAGTAGGCATAGTTTTATTTGTTAAAATTTTTGTTTTACTATTTAAATTTTGTAATCGGTTAAATACTCTTTTTGTAATTCTTTTTGCTCTGTTAAGATTTGCATCATTAACTGTTGCAACAGCATTTTCATAAAATTTTTTATTATATTTATCTTTCTTCATCATTTTTAATTCTACATTTTGAGAACTGTTTTGTGTATCGGAAGAATTTACAGGAAACTTTTGCACGTGCTGAAAGTTGTATTTTTTCTTTGTTTTTTGCATTTTCGTACATATAAGAGTTATTCCTATAAAAGCAACTATTATTCTACAAAATGTAGAAAATAAGTCTTGATTTCTTATATTCCGCTTATATAGAGCGAAAACAGCCATTTTTTGTTTATCTAGCTAGAAGTGGCACTTAATTATGGCACGCCAAATATACGCAAAAGACGTGAGTTTTAACGCATATTCCAAAACTCACCGTGAAAGCCACGATGGTATAGCTTATATAGATTTAGACAAAGTATGCTCGTGTATAGCGTGCAGTGAGCCTTTAATGCTTGCTGAATTGACTAGGCATAAAGGACCAAGAGAAGATTATAAAAAAGGACATAGATTAATACGAAGACTTGCTGAAAAGTCTAATTTAAACGCATACATCATTTGGTATCACGAAGAATTAGAAAGAGTTTATAGAGTATCAGTAAAAAAAATAAGTCCAAATTATTCGAAGATCCAACATTGCAGCTGGGAGCAATGGATAAGTTTTTTAGCATCATTCCAGGTAAAGCATTATCCAAGTTGTACACGCAAAGAAATTTTTAAAAAAAAGATAAATAGTTTAACACCAGCACAACAAAAAGATTATGCAGAAATTTTACATAGCAGATAAAGAAGTATTAAAATTACAAATTACAGATACAGCATTTAAAGCTTATAACTATTGGTGCTCGCAGTATAATGTAAGAACTTTAAAACCATTTATTAATTACGTACAAACTGCAAACGATTTATTGTTGCCAGTTGATAGAGTAAAAAAGATATTAAATGATTTGTGTAGTGTAACTGTAGAAGGTGATGCTTTAGTTTCTGTTATAGATAACAAAGCTTTACGAAGATTAGAATTTGATTTGCCAAGATATAAAACATTCATTAAATCAATTGGATTTCTAGGCTATAATTCTGGTAAAGGTTGGACCAACTTACAGCAACATTTAAAACGAGAGCCAGAGCAATTAAATATTACGTACAAGTTTGCCAATTTAGATCAATACGATCTTTACGATAAGTTATTCAGTTTAACTGATGCAGAGCTAAAACAAATATCACAAAAAGAAATAAAATATCCATGGATTTTTACTAAGGTTATGAAGGAGAAAAAGCTTGGAGACTAAACAAGACTTTAATTATCATTTAAGAGAAGACATCTTAAAGATAGATAACATTGTTAATTTATTTGAAGATGCAGCTCGTACAGAACGTTTTATATCAAAACCAAGGCATCCTGGATCGCCAAGTATGTATGATATATTGATTACTAGCTATGATAAGAAAGATATTGGTTATTATCAAAAGCAATTGAAGCTCAGAGCATCACCAAGACAGATAACCAGGTGGGAGTTTGCAATAGAAATTATGATGTTAGTTGATAAAGATATAGTTGATAATCCTATAGAGGTAAGAGAGTTGCTATGGATGAGAGCTAAAAAATATAAATGGACAGAGCTTGCTAGACATTTTGGTTATCATAGAACTACAATTAAAAATAAATATCTGACAATCCTATCAAAGCTAGTAGAGAAAATAAAAACTGAAATAAAATTTGACTTATTGAACAGAAATCTCTATTTATTGTCTTAATCTTCAAATAGTTTTAAAAAAAATATTTTCCATTTGAAAAGTTATAACTCAGCTGTATAATTTGTAGATATACGTATTCAGAGAATACGATTTCAAAAGCGATATTTTCTTTTTCTCTTTTTTCTTTTACATCTAATTACTAAAAACGCTTATGGCTGCTAGACATAAACATCGCTTACAGTGCCAAACGATCAACAAACAAAACAAATTACCTTGTAAGGCTCCAGGTATATTAACTAAAAAAGGAACTATCCGTTGCCGCATACACGGAGGCTGGAGCAGCGGTCCAAAAACACTAGATGGTAAGTTAAGGTCTTTACAGAATTTGAAGAATATAAATTATGAACAAGTTAAAGCTAACACCAGAGATAAGTTCAAGAATTATAAAAGAATTAATGAACGGCAAACCTTTAACCAGGATTTGCCAAGACAAGACTAATCCAAGTCTATCTAAAGTTTATGACTGGATTGCTGAAGATAAAGTATTTGCAGATAAGATAATGACTGCTCGTAAGATCGCAGCTCAGACTTACCTTGATAAGATGATTGAGGAACTTGAGTTTGCAGATAACAAGAACATTGCTGTTGTTCGTGAGAAGTTACATCACTATCGATGGATGGCATCGAAACTAATAGGAATATATGGAGACAAGCAAGAGATCAAGCAAGATACAAATATCCAAATTACTTGGAGCAATTCCGATCAAGAGGAAATCAAGAACGTTACAAACTCGGTTAGTCCAGAGGCGACAAACAAAGTCTCGCACACGACATGAGGTTCGTTGATGAGCTAAGTTACATACCAGGTTACAAGTTTTAAAATTAATTGTTTGTTTATCTAGAAAACTAAAGGTTTACATAACTACTATCGAAAAAGTACAGGCAAAAATACAGAAAAAGTATCAATAGGCTATACCACAAAAAGTGGTCGCCAGGTCTTATACGATAAATCTTAGGAGCAACAAATACACAAACAATGAGTAAGAAGATACCAAACAGATTTAAAGAAGTAACAGCTATATCGTTCTCTACGGATGAAAACGAATTGCTAATAAACTTTCACGGATTTTATAGCAAAGAGGATCAATTAGAATTTACAGAGTATTTATTTAGAAAGATAAATATGAGCTACTTTGGAATGGACCATCCACCAACTTTGCACTAATGAAAGTAACAATACCGTATTCGCCAAGAAAGCAGCAAGCTTACTTACACTCTGAATTACTTAAGCATAGGTACGCTCTGCTTTTGTGTCATCGTAGGTTTGGCAAGTCAACGCTATGTATAAACCATCTTGTTAAGTGTTGCCTAACCAATAAGAATTATAATCCAAGGTATGCTTATATAGCTCCAACGTATAAGCAAGCGAAAAGCATTGCTTGGGATTTCTTAAAATTTTACACCGATAAAATTCCTGGAACCAAATACAACGAAACGGAACTAAGGTGTGATTTTATAAATGGATCTAGGATAACTTTATTGTCTTCTGAAAATCCAGATAGTATTAGAGGTGTTTACCTTGACGGAGTAATTATAGATGAAACCGCTCAAGTCAGTGCATCACTAATAGATGAAGTAATAACTCCAGCGTTGTCTGACCGTAAAGGATTTATGATTATGGTTGGCACTCCGCAATCAATGAACAATATATTTTATGACTATTATCAAAAAGCTCAAAGCAATGACAAATGGTTTCTTTACACGGCTAGAGCCAGTGAGACAGGAATTATTGATAAAGAAGAACTGGATAATGCACTTACCGTTATGGGAGAAGCTAAATTCAAACAAGAATTTGAATGTAGTTTTACTGGTAACGTGCCTGGTTCTATTTATGGTGATATTATCTCTGATCTAGAAGACAAGAAACAATTAACTACAGTACCATACGATCCAAGCTATTTAGTACATACTGCTATAGACCTTGGTTGGAAGGATGATACTACAATAGTTTTCTTTCAAGAGGTTGGACATAGCATTCACATTATAGATTGCTATGCAAATAGAAACGAAGCTTTACCTCATTATGTAGAGCTTATGAAATCAAAGCCTTATACATACGGCACGCATTATGCTCCGCATGATATTGAGGTTACGGAGTTTAGCTCTGGTAGATCAAGAAGAGAAGTAGCTTATCAGCTTGGCATAAAATTTAGAGTAGTAAACAAAATTCCTTTGGAAGATGGCATCCACGCAACTAAAATGTTGTTGCCTAGATGCAAGATAGATATTGATAATTGCAAAGAGCTCATAAATGCTCTTAGGCACTATCATAGGAAATACTCAGAAAAAGAAAGAGTATTTGCTTTAAAACCAGTTCATTCCTGGTCCAGTCATTTTTGCGATGCTGTTAGAATACTGGCTACTGGGTTTGATGGACTGAAACAAACAAACATTAACAGACAAGAAACAGCATTAAGCGATTACAAAATATTATAATTATGAGTTTTATTAAAAAAATATTCGATCCAGATCCTCCTGATTTTCAAAGTCAAGATCCAGAAGATACTCCATCTTATGAAGATGAGCAAAGAGAGCTTGAACAAAGAAGATTGTTGGAAGATCAAGAGAGAAAAAGAAAAGGTAGACGTTCTACAATTCTTACAGATCCAGGCGGTCTGAATGAAATTGCAGATGAAAATATCGATCAAAAAGTTTTATTAGGAGGATAACATTATGGGTTTTTTTGGAGGTAGTGAAGCATCAACTGGAGGCGGTGGTGGAGTAGGACCAGCTGGAAGAAAAACAGACGGAACTTACGGAACTGCGTATGATGCCGAACGAGCATCAAGAAGAAATGAATTTAGAAATCAAGGTGCAAAAAATATAGAAGAATTAAAATTACCTGGAGCAGCTGGTACAATTTTAGGAATTTTTAAAGAGCCTTTTAAAAAAGGATCAAAAATCACAAGAGGTTTCTTTGAAGACAAAGTATTAGATGCTGGAAGATTTAAGTATGAAGGTGAAGTTATCAATACAGAAAAATTTAATAAACTCAGCTCTTCACAACAAGAAAAAGTTTATAAATCGTATTTAGATGACAGATTGACAAATACGACAGATGCTTATGGTAATCCATTAGTAGGCGGTGGATCTAGAGATAATGGCGGAATTAATATGGCTGGAACGCAAGCTAAAGCTGCTCAGAAAAAAGCAGTAGACGCAGCTCCAGATGGACCAACAAATATAGAGATGACAGCTACAGATGGAGATTTAACAGCAGCTCAGAAAAAACTTAAAGCTAATAGAGAAGGTAGAAAAATTACAATATTGAACGATCAAGAAGAGGAATTAACTTTAGGTAAAAAAGTTTTATTAGGCTAATATGCAATCAGAAGAATACAGAAAATTTTCAAAAGAATTAAAAGATAATTTATCCAGATTACAAAGCAAAAGACAAACTTGGGAAAGCCATTGGCAAGAAGTATCTGATTACATGCTTCCAAGAAAATCTGATGTTAATAGAGAAAGATCAAAAGGTGATAAAAGAAATGTACAGATTTACGATAGTACAGCTGTTCATAGTCTAGAACTATTAGCAAGTTCTTTACATGGTATGCTTACATCTCAAGCGAATAGATGGTTTGAGTTAAGATACAAAGAAGCTGCTTTAAATGATTTAGATGAAGCGAAAGAATGGCTAGAGGATAGTATGGAAAAAATGTATGTAGCTTTTGCTAGATCAAATTTCCAACAAGAAATATTTGAGAACTATCACGATCTTATCGCTTTTGGTACTTCATGCTTATACATAGAAAAAGATGTAGACGATATAATTAGATTTTCTGCAAGACATATTAAAGAAATTTATATTACAGAAAACGATAAAGGATTAGTTGATACTATTTATAGAAAATTCAAAATGACTGCGAAAGCTTGTTTTGATATGTTTGGTAAAGATAATTTATCAAGAGATATATTAGTTAAGTATCAAAAGGCTCCGTTTGATGATGTTGAATTAGTTCACGTTGTTAAACCAAGAGAAACTTATAATCCAAAAAAATTAGATAAACAGAATATGCCGTTCCAATCTGTTTATATGGAATTTCAAACTGGACACATAATATCACTTGGAGGTTTTAGAGAATTTCCTTATGTAGTTCCAAGATACTTAAAAGCATCTAACGAAATTTACGGAAGATCACCAGGTATGAACTCTTTACCTGATGTTAAAGTTTTAAATAAAATGGTTGAAGTATCATTAAGAGCTGCTCAAAAACAAGTAGATCCACCTTTACTTGTTCCAGATGATGCAATGATGCTACCTATAAGAACGGCTCCTGGATCTTTAAATTATTATAGATCAGGATCTAGAGACAGAATTGAGCCTCTTCAAATTGGTGCTAATAATCCTTTAGGTTTAAACATGGAAGACCAAAGAAGAAGTTCCATATCACGTACATTTCATGTCGATCAGCTGTTAATTCAAGAAAATAGAACAATGACAGCGACAGAAGTAATGCAACGTAATCAAGAGAAAATGAGAATACTTGGTCCAGTAATCGGAAGACTACAACAAGAATTATTACAGCCATTAATTATTAGAGTGTTTAATATTATGTTGAGAGACAAACAATTTTTATCAGCTCCAGATATATTAACTAATCAAGAGATTGATATTGAATATGTTTCCCCAGTAGCAATAGCTCAAAAAGGATCACAAATAGAAGGTATAATGAGAGGATTAGAATTATTTGGATCTATATCACAAATAGCTCCAGTAACAGATTACATAGATGAAAATGGATTAGTTAAACAAATAATAAATCTTCTTGGTTTACCAGCTAAGATGATTAAATCTGATAAAGAAGTTCAAGAATTAAGAGCAGTCCGTCAAGAACAACAAGCTGCTCAAGCTCAAATGCAAATGGAAATGATGCAATCTGAGCAAGCCAAAAATGCTGCTCCTCTAGTGCAAGCTTTAAATGGACAACAACAAACACGATAAAAAAATTAAAGAGTTAGTAATTAACTACAAAACAGTTTTTGGATCTGACGAAGGCAAACAAGTCATCGATGATCTAGAAAAACGTTGTCACTTTAACGTATCTACGTTTAGTAAAGACAACGCCAACGAAACCGCTTTTTTGGAAGGACAAAGATCAGTTCTTCTTTTCATTAAAGCGATGATCTTAAAAAAGGAGTAAACTATGGATCAGACAACTGCAAACGTGCAATCTGATACAACAGCTCAAGCTGAAGTATTAGATCAATCGCAACAAGAACAGAGCGTAGATTTTAAAACGCTCATACCTCAAGAGTATCAAGAGGAGAAATCTTTACAGAATTTTTCTAACATGAATGATTTTGTAAAGTCTTATTTGCACTCACAAAAATTAGTAGGTGCAGATAAAATACCTTTACCGAATAAATTAGCAACTAAAGAGGATTGGGATGTTGTTTATTCTAAATTAGGTAGACCTGAAACTGCTGACGGTTATAAATATGAATTACCTAAAGAAACAAAACTTGACGAGGCAACTCTTAAGAATTTTTCTGAAGAAGCTCACAAACTAGGCTTATTACCTGGACAAGCTCAAGGTATAATTAAGTATTATAATAATTTAGCAGAGCAAAATGAACAGTCTCAAAATGTAAACGTAGAGGCATCAAAAGCAAATGCTGAAGCTGAACTTAGAAAAGAATTTGGACCAGCTTATGATTTAAAAATAGCGCAAGCTAGAAATTTAGCTGTCAATGCTTTTGGTAATGAGTTTCTTCGTAATACAAAACTTGCTGATGGAACGCCATTAGGTAATAGTCCAGAGGTAATTAGAGCTATGGCAACATTAGCTGAGAGAATGTCAGAAGATAGTTTTGTTAAAGGTGAAGGAACAGCTGCTATGACTGTAAAAGAAATTGATACAGAAATAGAAACGCTTACTCAGCCTGGATCTGCTTATTGGGATAAATCACACGTAAACCATAGAAAAGCTGTACAAGAAGTACAAAGACTTTATCAGCTAAAAGATAATGGCTAACGAAAAGTTTGAACCTCAAGGAGATATTACAGATGTTGAAATACGTCTGGAATGTTTGAGATTAGCTACTGAGTTTTCACCAGAAAATGAACGTAGAGATCCGCTACCTATCGCAGATACTTACTATGATTGGGTATTAAAAAATTCTAAGAGAAAACCTTGTAAGTGCAAGACCTCTAAGAGTAAAGTCTAATTGCCGACTATAAAGGTAAAGACGAGATCCGTGTAAACGGAAAATCAAATCGATAAATCAATCAATCAACCAAAAGAGGAGGACATTATATGTCAACTCAAATAACTACAGCTTTTGTACAGCAGTATTCAAACAATGTACAAATGTTGTCACAACAAAAAGGCTCTCTTCTAAGAGGTAGTGTTGATACGGAAAGTGTTGTTGGAAAAAATGCTTTCTTCGATCAAGTAGGTGTTGCAACCGCTGTCAAAAGAACAACAAGACACGGTGATACTCCACAAATCGACACTCCACACGCTAGAAGAAGAGTATCTTTGGTAGATTATGAGTACGCTGATCTTATCGACAATCAAGATAAGGTTAGAACTCTTATCGATCCAACATCATCATACGCTCAGGCTGCTGCTTTTGCATTAGGAAGAGCTCAAGATGATGAAATCATTGCTGCAATCAGTGGTGATGCTTTCACTGGTGAAACTGGTAGTACAACTACTGCTTTACCTAGTGCACAAAAAATCACTGAAAGTGGTACAGACGGTTTAACAATCGCTAAACTTAGAAACGCTAAAGAAATAATGGATAGTGCTTCTGTTGATCCGTCAATTCCAAGATACATTGTAGTTGGACCAAAACAAATTTCTGATTTGTTAGGAACAACTCAAGTAACATCTTCTGACTTCAACACTGTAAAAGCGTTGGCGAACGGAGAAGTTAATACGTTTCTTGGTTTTAACTTTATAGTGTCAAACAGACTATCAATCGGCTCTTCTAAAAGACTTTGCCTAGCTTACGCTATGGATGGAGTTAAGATGGCTATCGGTCAAGACTTAATGACTAGAATTGATGAGAGAGCTGACAAAGGCTACTCAACTCAAATCTACGTTTGCCAGTCAATCGGTGCTACTAGAATGGAAGAAGAAAAAATAGTCACAATCCAAGCTCACGAAGCTTAATAAATAGGAGGATATAATTATGGCAAGTGTTAAAGGTGCAAACATCACAAACATGGATGCTACTCCAGTGGTTAAAGTGAGTAGTGAAAACGCTGGTGGAAAGTTAAGAGTATTTCACGATACTTATGAAGCTTCTTCACTAGCAAGTGGATCTGACATCACGATCGCTAGAATACCAAAACATGCAACAATCCATGACGTTATACTTAAGTGTGACGCTCTAGGTGGATCTGTTACATTAAAAGTTGGTGATAGCGGAGACGATGACAGATACATCGGTGTCGTTGGAACATGGAACGTAGCTGGACAAACTCAGTCAATGTTGGCTGGAAGTTCAACTGGTGCTCCAATTCCAGCTGTTACTGGTTTGGGTTACAGAACAACTGCGGAAACTGACATATTAATAACTACTGGAGGCGCAACTGCTTCTGGTACTATTTTTTGTTGGGTAAACTACTCAGTTGAGTAATCACCATTAAAAAAACGGTTGGCGGTTTCTTGTTTAGCGACCGCCAGCCAAACAAAATTTATCAATGAAATTTATTTTATATTTATATTTATGCTCTCAGGTAACTGGACAATGTCCAAGCAGCACAATTCCTGGCTATCAATTTCTTAGTCATTATGATTGTGTAGCTTCAGGTTACAAGCTTGCACATAATACATTTATAAGTTTACAAGAATTAGAAGAGTTTGAGAAAGATTACATAGAAACAAATAAAATTGTAGTCAAATTTGAATGTAGAAAATTAGGAGAAGAAACATAATGGCATCAGTAGTAGATATTTGTAATTCAGCTTTAAATTTATTAGGAGCTTCAACAATTAGTGCATTAACAGATGATACTAAAAATGCGAGACTTTGTAATCAAAGATACGAACCAATTAGAAACAGAATTTTTAGATCGCATCCTTGGAATAGTTTAATTAAAAGAGTTCAATTAGCTCAAGATAGTGCAGCTCCAGTAATAGAATTTTCTAATCAATATACTTTACCTTCAGATTGTTTAAGAGTTTTAAAAATTCACAATGGAACTACTGACAGTGTAGCTTCATCTATGGAATACAAAATAGAAGGTAGAAAAGTAAAAACAAATGAAGGAACTGTTTTTTTAGTTTACGTAGGATTAGATACAGATCCAAATAATTATGATGCTTATCTATTAGAAGCAATTTCTCATCAACTCGCTGCTGACATAGCTTATGCTGTAACTAACAATGCAACGTTAGCTAACAATTATATGACAAGAGCTGATGAAAGATTGAGAGAAGCTAGATTTATTGATGCTACAGAAAATTCTGTAGATACTATAGAGGCTAACGAATTTACGGATGCGAGGCTCTAAAAAGATAATGGCGACTAGACCGTCAAATCTAATCGCCACTATTGCTGTTATCTAGTGTTTTACATACGAACTGAAAGTCGTTTTAACCTCCAATGTTTGACAATCAGTTCAATAACAAAACTAAATTATTAATATTAAAAATCAAAAATTATGCCTAGAACAACTCTTGCTTTAAACTCTTTCGTAAGTGGTGAATTTTCTGCTAAATTAGATGGAAGACAAGACTTTGCTAAATATAATACAAGTTGTAAAACATTAGAAAACTTCTTAGTTCATCCTCAAGGAGCTGCAACAAGAAGAGTAGGTACTCAATTTATTTCAGAAGTAAAAACTTCTGCAAACAAAACAAGATTAATACCTTTTGAATTTTCTACTACACAAACTTACATTATGGAGTTTGGCGATCAGTACATAAGATTTTACAAAGATAAAGGTCAAATTTTATCAGGTGGATCTGCTTATGAAATTTCTTCTCCATATTTAACAGCAGAATTATTTGATATTAAATTTGCTCAAAGTGCGGATGTAATTTATTTATGCCATCCAAACCATGACGTGCGTAAACTTAGTAGAACTGGACATACATCCTGGACTTTATCTACTGTTTCATTTACGCAAACTTCATCAATAACAATATCAGGTTCAGATAATAGACCTAGTTGTGTATCATTCTTTGAACAAAGATTAGTTTTTGCAAACACAAATAATAATCCACAAACAGTATGGTTTTCTAAATCTGGAGATTACGAAAACTTTACAGTTGGAACTGATGCGGATCATGCAATGATTTACACAATTGCATCAAACCAAGTCAACGCCATAAGGTTTTTAAAAGCACAAAGAACTTTAATCTTAGGCACGACTGGAGGAGAATTTACTGTATCGGCTGATGGTACGGATGCAAGTATAACACCGACTAATATTACTATTAAAAGACAAAGTTCTTATGGATCTGCTAATGTAGATGCTCAACCAGCTGGTAATGCTACGTTGTTTTTACAAAGAGCAAAAAGAAAAATTAGAGAACTAGCTTACAACTTTGATGTAGATGGTTATCAAGCAGCTGATCTTACTATTTTAAATGATACCGTAACAACAAGCGGTATTAACGAGATGTCATATCAACAATCACCAGATAGTATTTTATGGTGTGTTAGAGATGACGGTCAATTAGCTGGATTAACATATCTTAGATCGGAAGAAGTTGTAGCTTGGCATAGACATATACTGGGTGGAGCTTTTGGATCTGGTGATGCCGTTGTTGAGAGCGTTGCTAGTATTTCAGGAGTTTTAAACGAAGATGAATTATGGGTTATTGTTAAGAGAACAATTAACGGAGCTACAAAAAGATATATAGAGTGTTTTGCAGACTTTGATTATGACGAAACAGATCCAACAAATTTTAGATTTTCAGATAGTCATTTAACTTATAGTGGATCTTCTACTTCAACGTTATCTGGATTATCTCATTTAGAAGGTCAAACAGTTTCTATATTAGCTGATGGAGCTGCGCATCCTGATAAGGTTGTAAGTTCTGGAGCTGTTAGCCTGGACAGATCATGTACAAAAGCTGTTGTTGGATTATCGTTTGATAGTGTATTACAAACAATGAGGATAGAAGGTGGAGCTGCTGAAGGTACTTCTCAAGGTAAAACAAAAAGAATTTCAAAAGTAGTATTAAGATTATTTGAAACTGTTGGTGTAAAAGTTGGACCAAGCTTATCTAATTTAGAAGCAATACCATTTAGAACAACATCTTCTGCTATGGGTTCTCCAGTACCAACATTTATTGCTGGAGATAAAGAAATAGAATTTAACGATGATTTTAATTCAGATGGTTTTATATTTGTAAAACAAGATCAACCTTTACCTTGTTCTATTTTAGCAATCTATCCAACGTTAGTAACCAGTGACGGATAAAATTAAATTATTTGAAATAAAACACGCTGAACAAATTATCTCTGAAGGCTTAAATGATAAGCTTATGGAAAAAGATGCTAGTTTTAGCGAGGACACAAGAATTTTTAAGTATTCAAAAAAAGGTCAGGCGTTTACATATTTTTTAAACGACAAACCAGTATTTGCTTGTGGGATAGTACAATTATGGGATGGTGTGGCTGAGGCTTGGGTACTAGCTGGAATTAATGTTTTTGATATAAAAATATTAGCAGCAAAAACAATAAAAAGATTACAAGATGAAACTTGTAAAAAATATAAAATAAAAAGACTTCAAACATCAGTAAAAGCAGATTTTAAAAGAGGTATTAGATTTGCAACATGGTGTGGTTTTACAAACGAAGGATTAAAAAGAAAGTATGGACCAGATGGTTCTGATTATTATCAAATGAGTGTGATTTATTAATATGAGTTATGTAGGAAATATTATTGCTGCTGTAGGAGCCTATAAAGTAGGTAAATACAATAAAGAACTTTACGACAGACAAGCTGCTTTAAATAGAGAAAAGGCTGCTGAACGTAAACGTGTTTATGAACGAATAGAAAAACCAAGATTACTTAAAGCTCAAAAATCTCAATATTCTGATTTCTTTGTAAATCTATTAAGATCAGGTGCAGAATTTAGATTGGGTACGAGTACCTTTTATGCAGCTCAAGCATTCAAAGTAGAACAAGCAACCGATTTAGCTATTGCAGATTATAATCAATCTACAGAACAAATTGATATGGAAAATCAATCTTTACTATTAGAAGCAAGAGGAGATCAAGCATACATGCAAGGATTACTTACTGCTGCTAGTGAAGGTGCAAAAGCTAAAAGTAATTACGATAAATCGCAACAAGCTTAATTATGGCTAAATTTGAAATTAAAAAATCTGAAATGGAAGTTAGAGGTAGTAAACCTATTAATGTAACAGCACTTGCTATGTCGCCATCTTTTTATGCACAAATTGGCTCTAACATATCTCAAGCTGGAGCAGTTTATGATAAAATTAAAAAAGACCAAAAAGCAATTGAAGATCAAAATAGATTTTACGATTTAATAATTCCAAGACAAAAACTTATTGATAACGTTTTAGCTAACGCATCTAAAAATACTACGTTGATGTTAGCTGAGGAAGAAATGGAAACTGCTTATGATATAGATGTAAGCAATGAAAACAAACAAGTTCAATCTTTAGTAAACACATATATAAATAAGCAAAGAATAAAAAATAACTCATTATTATATAAATCTGTATTATCTAATAGTGCACAAAAAACTTCTTTGAATGATGCAGAATTTTTACAAAATAATTTATTAGATAGAACAAATTCAGATCCAGGAGTTAGAGCTGCTGGAGATAAAGATTTTACAGATTGGTTTGATAATCCAGTTAATAAAATGAAATCAAGTCCAAAAGAACATCAAAAAAAAATGGACCAGTGGAATTATTTAAAGAATGAAACTTTAATTAATTTATCAATAAAAAATAATCCATTAGATGTAATGCTTTCAAGAGATGAAATAATTGAAAAATATGGATTACAATATGGTTCCTTATATTTAGCAAAAGCTCAAAATAAATTTGTATCAGATGCTCAAGAAGAGATGATGAGAAATGATAAAGAAGTAACCGAAAGATCAAAAAACCAAATAACTATATTTACAGAATATGGTAACAGAATATTAGATGATAAAGACAGACCAACAATAGATGAATTGCACGATGCAAAAGATAATGGAGATTTAAATTCAGCTCAATATAACGCCTTAATAGATTTATTTTTAAATCCAGATAAAATTTCTGATGCAGATTTTATAAATAGAATAAATAATCAAATAGTTATAGCTGATAACGTTAATGAATTAGAAGACTTACAAAACACTTATAGTTCATCTAAAGACTTTTTAGAAAGCACAACAATTAAAGATACTGCAATTTTAAGCAAACTAATAAATAGTTTTAAAGATGATCCAACAAAACACGAAGATTATAAATCTTATTATAGAAGACTTAAAATAAATTTAGGTGATTTAGAAGGTATTGGAGACATACTTTTTGGATCTGGTGGTATTACCACTGAAGACAAAGAAGAAACTCAAGATGCTGTATCAAGATTTAACAGATATGTAGTGCAAGATGGATTATCACCTGAAGAAGCTTATTTAAGAACAATTAGTAAAGTTTCACAAAATAAACTACCAGATATTTATTCTCCTAATTTAGTACCATTGAATTTCAGCATGGAAAATATGGCTGATGCAATTAAGAAAGAACCTACAAAATTTTTTGATAATATTAATGATGAGTTAGCCATTAAATTTAAAAGTGGTGATATTACAAGATCAGAATTTTTAGAAGACATATCAAGAGTAGATTTACTTAAGGATGTTTTTGAAGTTAGAAAAAAAATAGGTGGTGTAGATTTTGCTGCTGCTAAGACTGAAAATCAAGCTCTGGATCTAAACAGTTTAATAAAACTTTTTGGAGATAACAAAGATTAATGAAAGCAATAGATTTAATAGACGAAAGTTTTGAAAAACAAAGAAGCTCACTTATCAAAAAAAGTACAGCTTATAAAGTTGCTGAAAAAAATAATATAGATACAGATATTATTGAAGGCAAAAAACCTGATGAAAATTCTGGTGAAGTAAAGTTTGAAAAAATGGATGAAACCGAAAGTAGAATTTTTATGAAGGATGTTGCTGATTTCTTTTTAAAAGATTTACCAAGAGATACATTAATAAGTATTGGCAATGGTGGTGTGAACTTAGGTCATTTTCTAAATAACGTTGCTTATGTTTTAGATCCTAACGTTGATGAAATGGACCAAGAAGCATACGATAACCTTTATTCTAAATTAGATGAAATAAAGAAAAAATTAGGAACGTTTGAAGAGGATAGTCCGTTTATATCTAAATTAGTAAGTATGTTGCCTCAAAGTCAGATGTATACATATCCAATATATAAAAAATTAAATAATTCTGGATTACCTAAAGGACCATCATTAATTATATCAAGTGCTATGAGCGAAGCTTTAGCTTTTGATAAATCAGAAACTTTCTTTACAGACAGTAGATTTTTTAGAGCAGTAAAAGAAACTTTTAATTTACCAGCTGATACACCGTACGAAGAAGTTGTAGATAAATTCATGCAATTTGGTGAATATTTATTTTACACTGGTGCTGGGGAAAAATTATTAAAAGGTATTCTTGATGCTAGAAAAATTAAAGCTGAAAAAGCTCAACAAGGAGCTATAGCTGTAGGTGCTGGAGCTGCTGCTGGTGCTGCTGTTTCACAACTAGAGACAGAGTTTCCAAATCAATCCAATACAGAAATTATAGACGCTAACGAGAGCGAGGAAAAAAAAACTCTAAATTTTGAGGATCGTATAAAAGGCGATCAATCAATGATACCAGGAACTACTAATGAGTATGGTTATGAGTTACAAGCTGGTGCTGTTCCAATATTTAAATCTATACTTAAAAAAGTAGCTGGAGATCAAGCAGATAAATTATCAGGCGAACAACTATTTAATACAATAAAGAATACAAAAGGTATTAAAACGTCTGAACTAAAATGGTCTGGTGCGGATGAGTTTATGAGAAAAAATCCAAACGCAACTAAAGAAGAACTTTATAATTTTATAGATCAAAACGAATTTAGAATTAAAGAAGTAGATTTTGATAGTCCATACGGTCAATTATTAGAAGAGTTAGACGATCTTCCTATAGAAGAGGATATACCAGAACTAGCTGCAAAATATAATTTTCCAAAAGATAGAATAAATGAGTTAGAGGAATATAGAACTCTTAGAGCAAATATTGAAGGTAGCCGAGCACATGGAGATAATTTTGGAGGTTCTAACGATAATGTAGTTATCAAAGTAGAAGGCTTTGGAGGTAAAGATATAAGAGTACCTATTGCTAACTTTGAAGAAGATTTTGCTAGAGAATTAAAATTACTCAGAGATAATTCTTATGAAGCTTTAGCTGATGATAGTTACTATGATAATTTTATAGACAATAACGAATTATTTTATTCACCATCTAAAAAAAGTATTTCTTATGATAAAGGAACTGATGGTGTTAAAATTGAATTAATTGATGCTCAGGATCTTGGATCAGTTCAAAACGAACTATACATAAGAGATGCTGAGAAAATGATACAAGAATTAGGACCAGATTTTGTTTATCCTAAGTTTGAAAGATTTACTGTTAAAGGTGGAGAAAAATACAAAGTAAAAGCTTTTGCGTATGATGATGGACAAGCTCCATATACTAAAACTTCAGAAATAGATTTAGGAGATGGATCACCAAGACAAATTGTTCAAAAAGGTAAGCTTGCATATTCTGGAGGACATTTTCAAGTAGATGGAGAGTTTGCTCACGTAAGATATAAAGAAAGAAATATTAACGGTAAAAAAACTATATTTATTGAAGAGATGCAATCTGATTTAGGTCAGTTTGTTGCTTCAGGAAAATTTCCTGGCACAAATGTAGGAGACAAAGTTGATTTTCCATTTAGAAATACTTGGTACGAAGTAGTATTAAAGAGAATGATTAGAGATGCTGCTGATAACGGCTTCGATCAGATAGCAATACCTAGTGGAATAGTAGCTGCTAGAAGATATGGCATGGATCTATCTTTATCTAATATTCAGGTTACAAAAGGTGTCGATCGATCAGATGATCTCTTGCAAGTTTATTTTAATAAACCAGGTGGTGTATTTTCAAGCCAAAGAATGAGTTTTGAAGATGCTGAAAAACTATTACCACCAGATGTTTATAGAGACATTACGCAGTTTAGAGAAGGCACTATGACTGCAACAGCTAAAGAAGGTGATAGATATTCGTCTGTTAATTATACTGGATCAAATAGATTTGAAGCTGCTTTTGCAAAAAACGTAGACATTGTTCAACCTGAAAACGTAGGTAAAGTTTCATTGTATGACAAAGCAATTCCATCCTTCTTGAAAAAATATGGCAAGAAGTGGGGTAGCAAAGTTACTGTAATTGACAGTTCTGAAGAAAAATTGATTAGACCATATCAAATGGATCTTAATTTAAAATTTGATGATGATGGAGTTATGTATAGCACTATTGATGGACAAGACCTAAGACCAATACAAAACTTGTTAGATGATAAAGATTTTAAAATATTTGTTATAGAAATTTCACCTTCAATGAAGAAATCAGTCCAAGAAGAAGGACAATCATTATTCGAATACTTTGGTCCAGTAATAGCTGGTGGAGCTGCTAGTAAAGCAGTCCTAGAGGATCAAGGAAACAATACTATTTCAAATTAAACAAAAATTAACTAAATAAAGACTATCTTCAAATACGTCTTTTTAAAAATTTACAAAAATTATGGTAGCAGCAATATTAAAAACTTTAGCTAAAAAGAAAGTATTAGACAAAACAAAAATAAATCTTGATGAAGTAGCAGACAAAGTAAAAGCTGCTGAAGAAGGAACAGAATTAACTCCAAGAGGTAATTTATTAAAAAAAGAACCTAAAGATAAAAAGATTAAAATAGGTAAAGATAAAAAAATTACTTTAAAAGATGGCGAACAATCAGCTACTCAAGTAAAAATTATAAAAGAAAAAATTAAAATTAAAGATGTAGATCAGCAAGCTGACGAAGTTTTAGAAGATTTAAAATTAACATCTATTAATGAAAAAATTAGTCAAGAAATTTTAACTGACTTTAACATTAATAAAATTACATCAGAAGACGATATAAAAGTTTTAATAGAAAAAATATCTGAAAAGTTTGCTAAAGATATTAATAAACAAAAAAGAGGCGTTCAAACTCAAAAAGTAACAAAACAACTTGCTACTTTATTAGGTCAAAACGAAAGTAATTTAACAGCAAAATTATTAACGTTGCAGCCTGGATATACTTTAAACGCAGAAACTATTTATGCCGCTAGAGAATTATTAGTAGCATCTTTAAATAAATTAGATGTATTAGCTAATAAAGCTCAGACTGGCGATATGGCTGACATTGTAGCTTTTAGACAGCACTTTGCTCTTACAGCAGAATTACAGAAAGTTATTAAAGGTGTTCAAACTGAAACTGGTAGAGCACTTCAGCAATTTAGAATACCAACTAGAACTCAAGGATCAACTTTTAATCCTAGGATGGATGAGCTCTTAGAAAGAGATTTAGTTTTAGAATTAGGAGATGAAGGAGCTTCTAGAGATTTTGCTAGACTATATTTAGAAAGTGGTAGAGCAGATAGAAAATTAGCCTTCAATCAGCAGACTGGAGCTTATGCAAATATTGGTAAATTTTCAGATGCTATAGCAGAAAGTTTTATTAACGTCATTCTTTCAAATCCAATGACGCATATTAGAAATACTGCTGGTAATTGGATCACTCAAGCTATTACTCAAGTTGAAAGAAAATTAGCTACAATGATGCCAACTTTAGGTAAAGCTAATTTTGATAAAATGGCTGTTTATGAAGATGTTGCTAAAGCTTTTGGCAAACACCAAATGGCTACAGAGATGCACGCAGCTATGGCTAAGTCAATTTCAAACATGCTACGTGGAAGATTTGAAGCAGCAGATATAAAACCAATTTTTTCTAAAGGTAGTAAAGTAGAATTAGGAGATAGAGTTAATGCTGCTAGTGGTGCTAATTTTAATGTTGAAAATAAATTAGCTTCTGGTGCTATTGATACAGTAGGTAATATTATTACTCTTGGAAGAATACCTACAAGATTTTTAACTTTTGCAGATAACTATTTTAAAAATATTGAATACAGAGGTGAACTTTACGCTTTAGGTTTTAGAGAAGCGATGAAGAAAATTGAGCTTGGTGTATTAGATCAAAAACAAGCTGCTGATTACATCGCAGACTTTGTTGTCAATCCATCTAAAAACGCACTTCAAGAAGCTTACGATGCAGCTCACTATGTAACTTATCAGACTAAAAAAAGAGGAGATTTTTTAGATAACGTTTTAAAAACTGGATCTGCTATTAAAAGAAATTCTGGATGGTTTTCTTGGTGGACCAATTATTATTTACCTTTTATTAGAACGCCAACTAATATTGCTGGTTTTGCTTTAGAAAGAACTCCAGGACTACAACATTTAGTTAAAACATTTAACGATGATTTAGCTGCTGGTGGTGCTAGAAGACAAAGAGCTCTAGCTAAAATGACATTAGGATATTCATTCTATGGAATGATTGCTCCACTTGGTTACTTCAATCATGTAAACGGTTCATATCCAAACGTTAATAAAAAAAGTAAAAATGAATTATTAAAAATACAAAACGAAGTTCCTAAATCAATTAACTTCGAAGACTTTAGAATTAGTACAATAGGTTTAGATCCATTAGCTCAAATGTTAAGTATGGGTGCGGATCTAGGTCAACTTGCTCACTATATACAAGACGATCCTAAAGCATGGCAATCTTATACAGATTTTACATTAGGAATGATTTTAGCTTTTGGCGAAAACATCTCTAACTCTACTTATATGCAAGGTGTAACAAACTTTGCTGAAGATTGGACATACGGAAAACAAGCTTATCTAAATGATACTGACGATAAATTTTGGAGTAAGTATTTTCAAAGATACGCAGCTTCATTTGTACCAACTGGTGCAGAGCAAGTAGGTAAATTTTTTGATGATGATTTTAAAAAGATAACAAGAGAATTTGACGAATTATTATTAAAGAATGTTTATGAAGCTAATCAATATAAAGACTACGATATATTAGGTAAACCAGTTTATAAAATAGGTTTTTTAAATAAAGTAAGAAAAACTCCAGTAACACAAGAATTAAGAAGATTAAATCCTACTTTGCCTAAAATAAATAGGTATATGAATTATTCTGACAATACTGGATTAACAAGAATATTTCCTCAATCAGTAGAAATGACTTCAGAAGAGGAAAGTGTTTTTAAAATGTTATCTGGCAATCTTACAGAAAAAGGAGGATTTCCAGCTCCTAGTGGATCAGTTTTAAAATCTGCTTTTAAATTAAAACAAGTACCAGGATTAGAAAAAATGTTCCAGGAAGATTATTACCAAATGCTTCCTGATAACGTTAAAGAAAAATTAGTAACTGCAACTGTATCAGCAGCAAGAAGTTACACAAAAGATTTAATGCAACAAGACAAAGACATAGCAAAAAGATTAGAGGCTTCTGGTATGGAGCAATTGAAAAACGATTTAAACTTAAAAATGGCGGATTAATAAATGACAATATCAACAACAACAATTAAAAATAGTTATAGCGGTAATGGCTCAACTTCAGCTTTTACGTATAGTTTTAAAATTACCGATGACGATCATATTGAGGTAATAATTAGATCGTCAACTGGAACTGAGACTGTTAAAAGCAAAGGTACTCACTATACGGTTAGTGGAGTAGGATCTAGTTCTGGAACCGTTACATTTACCAGTGGCAATATTCCAGCTTCAGGCGAGACTGTACTATTAAGACGTTCAACTCCACAAACTCAAGGTATGGATCTAATAGAAAACGATCCTATGAGTGCGGAGACTATTGAAACAGCTCACGATAAATCAATTTCAATTACTCAAGAATTACAAGAACAGATCGATAGATCCTTAAAATTATCAAGAACTAATACCATGACATCTACAGAGTTTACTGTAGGTGCAACTGATAGAGCCAACAAAATTTTAGCTTTTGATAGCTCAGGAGAAATAGCTGTTACTCAAGAACTTGGAACTTTTAAAGGAGACTGGGGAGCATCAACAACTTACGCTATTAGAGACATTGTTAAAGATACCAGTACCAATAATATTTTTATTTGTATTACTGCTCACACTTCTTCTGGATCACAACCATTAACCACAAACACTGACAGTGCTAAGTGGTCTTTATTAGTTGACGCTGCTTCAGCGACTACTTCTCAAACTGCTGCTGCATCATCAGCTACAGCTGCCGCTAGTTCTGCGACTGCTGCTGCTAGTTCTGCGACTGCTGCCGCTTCATCAGAAACAGCTGCGGCTGCCTCAGCCTCTACGGCTTCAACTAAAGCCAGCGAAGCTTCTACTTCAGCTACCAACGCTGCAACGAGTTACGATAATTTTGATGACAGATATTTAGGAGCAAAATCTAGTGATCCTTCCACCGATAATGACGGTGACAGCTTAGTTACTGGTGCACTTTATTTTAATAGCTCAAACAATGTAATGATGGTTTACACTGGATCTGCTTGGGTAAGAACAACTCCAACTTCATCGGACCAAACAAATATTAATGCTTTATCAGCAAGTGCTGTAATTACTGACATGTCTTTACTGGCTACGACAGATGTTATAGCTGATATGGCTTTACTTGCTACTTCAGATGTAATTGCTGACATGGCGTTACTTGCAACATCAGATGTTATTGCTGATATGAATACTCTTGCAACGTCTGACATCGTTTCTGATTTAAATACTTTAGCAACTTCTGACATAGTTTCAGATTTAAACCAATTAGCAACCTCAGATTTTGTATCTGACTTAAATGCTATTGAAGGAATAAAAGCAAATGTTACTACAGTTGCAGACAATATTTCTGGAGTAAATAGTTTTGCAGAAAGATATAGAGTAGGATCATCAGATCCAACTTCAAGTCTGGATGCTGGAGATTTATTCTATTCGACTTCAGCAAACGCTTTAAAATATTATACTGGTTCAGCCTGGAGCTCCATTGTTGTCAATACGGACCAAGCAGTAAAAGTTTCATCGAATGACACAACGGCTGGTTTTTTAAATGGCAAATTAGTTGCTGGTTCAAATGTTACTTTAACTGAAGGCAGCGATGGAAGTAACGAAACATTAACAATAGCAGCAGCGGATAATAGTATTCCG